AGGACAACCCAAAGATTGTACAACGTAAACACTTCACACTTTGGACAGGTATTGAACCAGACAACTTGGTAAACCACAAAGAAGAGGTTATGGCTAAACTTACAGACATCAAAGAAACAATGAAGAACGAGTTAATTATGAAAAAACTTCCTTCAGATTCAATGACGATGAACCAAATCAAAAACCAAATCAGAAAAATGATTGCTGATGGTACAAAGATTGACTTGGTTCTTTTGGACTATATTGATTGTGTTGTCCCTGAAAGTACAAGTAAAGATGAGTGGAAAGCTGAGGGTTCAGTAATGAGAGGGTTTGAATCAATGTGTCACGAACTATCATTAGTTGGATGGACAGCAACACAGGGTAACAGAAGCTCTATATCTTCTGAGGTTGTTACTACTGACCAAATGGGTGGTTCTATTAAGAAAGCACAAGTTGGACACGTTATCATTACCGTGGCTAAAACTTTACAACAAAAAGAAATGAACTTGGCAACAATTGCTATTACCAAATCACGTATTGGTAAAGATGGGGTAGTGTTTGAGAACTGTAAGTTCAACAACGAACTACTTGAAATCGATACAGAGTCATCTGTAACCTTCTTAGGTTTTGGGGAACAACAAGAAGAAAGAAAACGTGACCGAGTTAAAGAACTTTTAGAAAAAAGAAAACAAAGAGAAGAACAAAAACAATAATATAAATTAAAATAAACAAGAATTATGGACGCATCACAAAAAATATTGTCAGATTTAACCGTTTACATGAAGTACGCTAAATTTGTACCAGAATTAAACAGACGAGAAACATGGGAAGAATTGGTAACCCGTAATATGGAAATGCATATTAAAAAATACCCATCTCTAAAAAATGAGATTAAAGAAGTATACAAAATGGTATATGATAAAAAGGTATTACCTTCAATGAGGTCAATGCAATTTGGTGGTAAACCAATTGAGATTTCTCCAAACAGAATCTACAACTGTGCTTACTTACCTATCGACCACTTGGATGCATTTGCTGAGTCAATGTTCCTATTATTAGGTGGTACAGGTGTTGGGTATTCAGTTCAAAAACATCATGTTGAAAAATTACCTGAGATTAGAAAACCAAAATCAAATAGGTCAAGACGATTCTTAATCGGAGACTCTATTGAAGGATGGGCAGACGCAATTAAAGTATTGTTCAAATCTTATTTTGGAGAACAGTTATCAACACCTGAATTTGATTTTTCTGACATCAGACCAAAAGGAGCTCAACTTGTAACATCAGGTGGTAAAGCACCAGGCCCTCAACCTTTGAAAGATTGTATACATAAATTAAAAGGTATGTTGGACTCAAAAGAAGACGGTGAAAAATTAACACCAATTGAAGTTCATGATATGGTTTGTCATATTGCAGATGCTGTGTTAGCTGGTGGTATCCGTAGAGCGGCACTTATCTCTTTATTTAGTGCTGACGACAACGAAATGATTTCTTGTAAATCAGGTTCTTGGTGGGAAAAAAATCCACAAAGAGGTAGAGCAAACAACTCAGCAGCACTTGTTAGACACAAGATTACAAAAGAATTCTTCATGGATTTATGGAAACGTGTTGAAGCGTCAGGAGCAGGTGAACCTGGTATCTATTTTACAAACGATAAAGATTGGGGAACAAACCCATGTTGTGAAATCGCATTGAGACCAAACCAATTCTGTAACTTATGTGAGGTAAATGTTTCTGACATTGAATCACAAGAAGACTTAAATGCTCGTGTTAAAGCTGCGGCGTTCATTGGAACACTTCAAGCGGGTTACACTGACTTCCATTACTTGAGAGACATTTGGAGAAGAACAACTGAGAAAGATGCGTTGATTGGTGTATCTATGACAGGTATTGGTTCAGGTGTAGTTTTAGGATATAATATGAAAGAAGCTGCGAAAGCGGTTAAAGAAGAAAATACAAGAGTTGCTGAATTGATTGGTATTAACAAATCAGCTCGTATGACAACTGTAAAACCTGCGGGAACAACTTCATTGACGTTGGGAACATCATCAGGTATTCACGCTTGGCACAACGACTACTACATCCGTAGAGTACGTGTTGGTAAGAATGAGGCAATCTACAATTACTTGGTGACAAATCACCCTGAACTAGTTGAAGATGAATTCTTCCGTCCACATGACACAGCGGTTATTTCGGTTCCACAAAAAGCACCTGAAGGGGCAATTTTGAGAACTGAAAGTCCTTTCCAATTGTTAGAACGTGTTAAGAAAATTACACAAGAGTGGGTTAGACCTGGTCACAGAACTGGTTCAAACAGTCACAACGTATCTGCAACTATCAGTTTAAAGGCTGAAGATTGGGAATTAGCAGGAGATTGGATGTGGGAAAACAGAGATTTCTATAATGGATTATCTGTATTACCTTATGATGGTGGTAGTTATATTCAAGCACCATTTGAAGATTGTACTGAAGAAGAATTTGAAAGATTATTTGCAAAACTTCACTCAATTGATTTAAGTAAAGTTATTGAGTTACAAGATAACACTGATTTGAGCGGAGAATTGGCTTGTGCTGGTGGAGCTTGTGAAATCAAGTAATATTAATAATAACAATAAAAATAAGGGGGGGAAGGTAAAACTTCTCCCTTCTTTATTTTATATGGAAGATGGAAAATATGTCTTTACCGAAGAATTCCATTTAGAAAGAGGTTCTTGTTGTGGTTCAGGTTGTAGACATTGTCCTTATTTTCCTGCTCACAAAAAAGGAAATACTACTATATTTATAAACAATGGCTAATGGTGTTACATATGGTATAAATTTTCCCTTCAGAGATTCTTTTAGGGGGGATTACTTACAATTAACGGAATTAGAGTCACAAGAAATTAAAGCTGACTTGATGTTGTTATTGTTGACAAGGAAGGGTTCAAGATATTATTTACCACAATTTGGTACAAGATTATATGAATTTCTTTTTGAGCCTTTTGATGGTATTACCTTTGACGCTATTGAATCTGACATCAGAGATGCAATTGAAACTTTTATGCCAAACTTATTGGTTAATAGTTTAAGTATTACACCTGCTGACCCACAGGAAGAAGTGGATATTGCCACAGGTCAAAACGTTGTAGGAACAAGCGAATCGTCAATTTACCGATTCCCTGGCAAAGGTACTTCAGAGTACACAGCAAAAATAAGATTAGATTACTCAACAAATGGTTCAACATATGCTCAGAGTGATTTTGTAATTATAAATATTTAATACAAATGGCAAATAATAGAATATCATACGCATCTAGGGATTATCAGTCAATCAGGACCGAGCTCTTGAATTATACTAAAACTTACTATCCTGACTTAATCCAAGACTTTAACGATGCTTCGGTCTTCTCCGTATTCATTGATTTAAACGCCGCGATTGCGGACAACTTACATTATAACATTGACCGAAGTATTCAGGAGACTGTTTTACAATATGCTCAACAAAGGTCATCAGTTTATAACATAGCCAGAACCTACGGTTTAAAATTACCAGGACAAAGACCATCAGTTGCTTTAGTTGATTTCTCAATTACAGTCCCTGCTTTTGGTGATAAAGAAGATGAAAGATATCTTGGAACATTGACAAGAGGTTCACAAGTTGTTGGAGCCGGAATTGTTTTTGAAAATGTTTATGACATTGATTTTGCTTCACCATATAATTCTCAAGGTTTTCCCAATAGATTAAAAATACCAAACTTTAACTCAAATAATATTTTAGTTAATTATACAATCACAAAAAGAGAAATTGTTGTAAATGGTATTACAAAGGTATTCAAACGAGTTATTGGTGCAAATGATGTTAAACCATTCTTTGAATTATTTTTACCTGAAAAAAATGTGTTAGGCATTACAAGTGTATTATTAAAGAATGGTACACAATATACAAACACACCAACAACTGCAGAGTTTTTAGGTGTTGATAATAGATGGTATGAAGTGGATGCATTGGCTGAAGATAGAGTCTTTATTGAAGACCCTGCAAAAGTTTCTGACCAACCTGGTATTAAAGTTGGTAAGTATATCCAAACTCAAGATAGATTTATTACCGAATATACACCTGAAGGATTTAAGAAAATGACATTTGGTGGTGGTACCAATACCGCACAAGACCAATTGAACCAGTTCACAACTTTAGGTACAACATTAGAACTTCAAAAATATTCTAACAATTTCTCATTAGGTTCAACATTAACACCAAATTCAACATTGTTCATTCAATATAGAGTTGGTGGTGGATTGGCAACAAACTTAGGAACAAACGTAATCAATCAAATTGGTACTGTTTCATTCTTTGTTAATGGTCCATCTGAGACAACAAACTCAGCGGTAGTTAATTCATTAAGATGTGTTAACGTAACTGCGGCGGTAGGTGGAGCGGGTATTCCATCATTAGAGGAAATTAGAAACTATGTATCATTTAATTTTGCAGCTCAAAAGAGAGCGGTTACCGTACAGGATTACGAATCAATTATTAGAAACATGCCAGCTCAATTTGGAGCACCCGCAAAAGTATCTATAACAGAAAATGATAATAAAATTTTAATTCAAATTTTATCTTACGATACTTCAGGTAAATTAACCAATATTGTTTCAAATACTTTAAGACAAAACATTGCAAATTATTTATCAAACTACCGAATGATGAATGATTATATTTCAATATTCAGTGCTGAGGTTATTGACTTGAGTGTTGATGTTGCGATTGTCTTAGATTCAGCTCAAAACTCAGGACAAGTTATTTCAAGTGTTATTGATAAAATATCTGCATACTTTAACCCTCTATCAAGACAATTAGGTCAGAATGTTTATCTATCCGAGATTAGAAGTATTATTCAAAATACAAATGGGGTATTAACCGTTTCAACTTTAGATGTGTTTAATGAAGTTGGTGGTCAATATTCATCGGCAGAAACCTCTATGGAATACTCAGACCCAGAATTAAAACTTATTGGTCCTGTTGATGATACCATATTTGCTCAACCATCACAAGTGTATCAGATTAGATATCCAGGTAAAGACATTAGAGTTTCGGTTAAGAACTTCCAATCAATTACTTTTTCTTAACAAGTTTATTTATTTTTTCTTTGGATTATTATTTAATTGTGTGGGTTCACTTTAAAAATCCCGCATAAACTATTTATTAACTAAAGACATTAATGGGTCAATCATATAGAATAAGGACTGAATTAGGGGTTAACAAAACAATCAACGTACAATTAGACCAAGAGTTTGAACAGTTAGAGATTTTATCTTTAAAAATACAACAAGAAGATGTCTATATAAGAAGTTGTGCCGATTATGGAGTTATTGTTGGTAGGGTTACCGCTAACAATGGTTTTGGATTACCAAACGCAAGAGTGTCAATATTCATACCTATTACAACGGTAGATGAATCAAACCCAATTATTTCAAGTATATACCCATATAAATCACCTTCAGATAAAAATGAAGATGGATATAGGTACAACTTATTACCTTATGAAAAATCTTATTCTGTTCACGCAGCAACAGGTACAATACCATCAAGATTGGATGCTCTGACAGGAACAACCGCTGTTGAAATATATGACAGATATTATAAGTTCACGGCCAAAACAAATGATAGTGGGGATTACATGATAATGGGGGTACCATTAGGGTTTCAAACTGTTGTTATGGATGTTGACTTGTCTGATATTGGAGAGTTTTCATTGACACCACAGGATTTAATTAGAATGGGTCTTGCAACTGAAGCTCAAGTTGCGGGTAATCGTTTTAGAACATCAACAGATTTAAATTCATTACCTCAAATTATTAATTTGGTTAAAGGTATTGAAATATCACCACTTTGGGGTGACCCTGATATTTGTGACATTGCCATTAATCGTCTTGATTTTGATTTGAGAGACGAGGCAAATGTTAATATACAACCAACATCTGTTTTTATGGGTTCAATTTATTCCACTTCAGACGCTTACCGAGTTAGGAGAAATGCAAAACCTAAAGATGATATGGGTAATCTTTGTAGTTTACAATCAGGACCTGGACAAATATTAGCAATTAGACAAACCATCCAACAAGATACTATTGGTAATCCAATACTGGAACAATATCAATTAGAACAATCTGGAAATATTATTGATGGTGATGGTGTTTGGTTAACTGAATTACCAATGAACTTAGATTATTATATAACTAATGAATTTGGTGAAAGAGTTATATCAAATGACCCAACAATAGGTATTCCAACTAAGGCAAAATATAGATTTAAAATTAAATGGACTCAACCAACGGCATTAACTGAACAAACAAGACGACCATATTTTTTAGTTCCAAATATTAAAGAGTATGGATGGACAAGTTCGGTAATTGACCCAAATTTACAATTTAACCCATCGTCTAACGCAGAATTGGCTGGTTCATATTATTTTGGATTAGATTGGACCGGATACACAAATACTCAAGCGGCAATAAATTGTGATGATACTTTTTATCAATTTGACTTTAATAAAGTTTACACGGTTTCAGGGTTAATTGATGAATTTAAAAATGGTGGAAGAGGTAGGTTTATTGGGATTAAAGAAATTGACAGTCAAGATTGTGAAAGTACTATTAATAAATTTCCTGTAAATGAAGGTTTTAGAAATTTTGATTTTATTTTCTTTCTATTTGCAATTTTAATGCAATTGGTTCAAATAATTGGTATCCCATTATTAATTGTTTATCATATTGCTGCGGCAATTTTAGAAAATTATGCGAAACCTTTAATTATTGCATTAATTGGGTGGATTATTAAAAACGTTATTGCGTTTGGATTTTTGGTTGCGGTTTATATTGCGTTAATTATTGCGTCTTTTGGTGTTAGTATTGCGGGGGTAGTATCTGCGGTACTACAGTTGACCGTATGGACAATTTTGTTAATTAAAGCAAAGAAAATAAAAAAATTCATTGAACAACTAAGGTTTGGACCTTTTAAATTACCAATGGTGACTTATCCCGATTGTCAGGCTTGTGAATGTGACCCAGAGATTCTACAGTCTTCTACAAACGCCACTGAGTCTTTTTTAGTTAGTCAATTATCTAATTCATCGGCATATTATGAAAATTTAGTTAAGGCTCAAGAAAGGGCAACATCACAATCTCCAAGTGATGATACTTACGAAGCGAACAATTCATTATATGCTCAAATTTTAAGTGAGGCACTTGCAGGATTTGGTTCTAGTAATACTAATCCATCTGCATACAAAAATGGTGTGAGTTCTATTGTTACATTTCCTGACAGCGATAATACTCGAAGATTTGCTGTTTCAAAAACAATAACACCAGGAGAAAGGATAAACACTTTTAATGTTAGAAATAAATATTTCCAAGGGATTAATAGAATAAAAGCTACTTTTGCTTCAGATGTAAATAATCCTGTAGGTTTGTATCATTATGATAATACTTTAACTATATTATCACCTGAAGAATTTGAACCAGGTACTCTATTAACTTTTGTGAATCCATCATTAACCACAGATAAAAATTATTTGTGGACAGGAACTACTGGTGGTTCAGTGTTACAAGGAATAAATGGTAGAATTCAAACTGACCAATTTACTACTCAAGTAAAATATGCAATTCCAACAGATAATAGTCAAACTACGGAATCGACTACATTATATACTATACCAAGTGCAACAACTGAGTGTGTTGATAGTATTACTATAGATGTTACTACTTCAGGTACGGTGACATATAATACTTGTAATGGGGGGATTGTTATTTATAGTGCGTTAACATTAGGGTCTCATACAATAACAAATGTTAATTGTATAAGTACAACTAATTTAGGTGGTACTGCAGAATATACGGTAGTTAGTTTTGGTGAAAGTTGTCAAAGATATGTATATCCTTCAGATATTGAATACTATCAAGTACTTACTGCTATTACAATTACAACAAATATTGTTAATGGTGTACCACAATATTCAATACCTAATTTAGGTAGTGGTGTTGGGTTTTGGAACTATTTAACTGCACCAAGCTCAGTTCAAATTTATAAAGAAGTTAAAGGCAATTTAGGTAGTGATGGGTGGCTTGAAGATGGAGCACAACAAAATTTAGCCATAAGTAATTTTGCGGATTTTTCTGACTCAAAAATTTTAATTTTACAAAGAGGGGTTGACCCATATTCCCCAACGTTAATTAATCAATATGGTATTGGTAAGATATTGGGATACCCAAATGAAAACGACGTAATCATTACGGCAACAACAAAAATGAATATACCTGTTCAAAAATTACCAACAGGTTCAGTAACTACTGTTCCACAACATAACGTTCAAAATAATATTTATTTTTCATCTTATGTTTATAGTCCTGGTGTGGTAGGTTCAACAACACCTGGTTTACAATTTTCTTCATACACCACAAGTAATGTTGGATTTTATGGGGCATTAGATTCAACAACTCCCGATAGAACTATTAATTCAGGTCCAACATTTGGTAATGTTTTTGTACCAGCAACAGTATTCATTGATAAAAGTCCGTCATATGGAATAGCTAATGGTGTGGTAACCAAAACATCGAATGATTATTATTCATCCGCAATATCGGTTAGTAAGTATGATACCGCCGAGGATTTATCGGGTGGTGCAATATTAAAGTTAACTCCATTAGTTTTAAATACTATTATTTTAAATGTGATATTCCCGTTGCTCTCTTATAAGGCATATAATGACCCACCGAGTAGGGTATACTTTAGCCCAATTTTATATCCAACATTAACGGGTTCAAGTGCGTTGAACATTGTCAATTCTTCAAGAAATGTTATGAGAACTGACAGATTACCATCATCTGATTATATCGATAGTGGTGTTATAAATGGTAGTGTTAGTTTATTACAACAAAACGTAGGATTTTCTGCTTATATTATTGGTGGACAAGGAGCACCCATTAATGTAAGTGGTTACGATACAGGTGCATCTCAAGTTAATGCTGATATTGAGGGTCAACTTGCTAGTGTCAATGTGTTAGAGTCATTAAGTACTTGTGAGAGAATGGTTGGTCTTAATTGTTATAGTGGTAATAGTGTTAATTTTGGTGTTACTGCGGGATGTCAAAGTAGTGATTCAGTTCAAAATGGGTGTTATGTTTTTGCGGTTAATCCTTGGACAGATTTACAAAAAGATTTAAGGGCGTTTAGTGAGTGGGGATTTAGATTTAGATTTTTCTATGGGTTATGTCGAGGTGTTTTATCTCAAACATTTACCAACAATTGGGTAAATGGTTCATTATACACATTTCCAATACAAGTTGATACTTATTTTGACCAACAAAATAAACCATTACCACCTCAGTTTGCCAAAGAACTTGTTTATTTTGATGATAAGACTAATAACTTCTATTACAGAAGTTCACCTTATTTGTCAGGAACAACATCACCAAGATTTATTGGAAGACCAACTCTTGGATTAATAAACCCCGTTAATGACAGAAATTTATTGTTCCCAACAACAATTGTTAATTTGGGTATTAAAGATGATTTTTATCAAGAAATAATTTTTGACCCGTCAGCTAAAGGGTACATAATGAATACATTAAATCCAACAAGTTATTCGGATACTTCAGATTTGGTAAATTTATTTGTTATATCTCGTATTACAGACGAAGGATATTTGGCTCAACTTTTTACTTTTGGTAATAATGGATTGAATCAATTATTTACCAGACCCGATAGAAGAATTGATGGTGATTTAGCTCAAAGTATGTCAATTAATTCTGAGTATGGTGTAATACCTTTTTCACCTGAGTTTTATAGTGTTTATGGTACAAGTAATGACCCTGTTGTTATTTTGGGTGGACTTGATGACCCAACAATGGGTGTTTTCTTTTCTTCTACCACAGTTGATTTACAAAACAAAGACTTCTTAACGCCTGGAGTTATTGATTTTAGACCATCAAATAATGCAAATGCTATAACATATCCTTATGGTATTAAATCTCAGTATGTACCGTTTTATCAGTGGGGATTAAATCAACCATCAATACAAAGTATTTTTGGTTCACAATACAATGATTGGGTTACAAATCAATCATCAAATATTAATACTTCAGGTATTTTTGGATATAACTATCAATCATTAGATAGAAGAAATATTGGGTCGCCAAGTTATTTTATTGGGTCAAATTCACAAGTAAGTGATATATACGAAAGAGGTTATATCTTTAATGTAAACCCTAATGGTTCATATTCTTACAATGCGGGAACTTATCCAAATAAATTCTTAGTTAGCGCTCCATTCCATTTTTATTTTGGAGTAAATAAAGGATTAACTGCGTTAGATAAATTTAAAACAAAATATTCTGTAGGTGAATAAGTTTACAATTATACCGAGTAGTCAGGAATATCAGGCGGCTCCATCAGTTGACCAAGATATCACTATTACTTTAGAGCAACAGAGTCAACAAATGGTTGAATATGACCGAAGTCAAAGTATTAGTTTGGCTCAAGTATTTGATGATGAAAGACAAAGTAGTGGTATATTCAGACCCACATTCAAAGTTAATTATTTGTATGGTAACACATATACAGGTACTACTGAATATGTTCCATTTAGAAATACTTTATATTATGTTAATCCCGAACAATCTTTTGTTAGTACTATATGGAAAGGATTTCCACAATATTATGAATTTGATTTTTATAGGCCTAACATATCTGACCAACATATTAATTATGTTGCAAAAAGTGCCTACACATACAATTGGACATATTATATTAGTTATGCTCAAAGTAACAATTATTTAAAACAAATGTCATACACATTAAATAATAGTAGTTATGATTGGTATGCGTCCGAAGGTATTCCATTTTCAATTATTAATGGAACTCAAAATGGTAGTAATGTTATTAGATTTCAATGTATTGCACCACACGGATTAACTGTTGGTGAGTATGTTGAATTACCTTTCTTTTATAATCAATTAAATTTATTCCAAGTTTATTCATTGGGTAATAACCAATTAGATAGTGACCCCTACGTTTTTAACCTATTCAATTTTGGATATACGGGTACCACATTTGCCAATGGAGTTACGGGAACATTTAAAAGAGTTATTAATCCTGATAATTTATTGGAAACAAAGTCAAAATATTATGTGAGGGAACATAAAATTTTAACAAATGTTGGAGATTGTATTATGGTTAAAAATGCGTTTGAAAAGAATCTATTTAACGAAGAGAGAAAATTTGAATATAGTTCAATAACACCAAACCAAATTTCAAGAATATCTCAAAAGACTAGTAGTAATTCATATAATGTTACGGTCAATTACGATTTAGATTTAAATGGAGTGTTGGATAATCAAAAACGACCTGTTAGTGAATTATTTTTAACTATTATTAATAAAGGATATACGGGATATTTTAATCAACCAAATAATGGTATAGGGTTAAAACAAGGTTGGGAGTTTAATTTGACAAGGCCAATAAGTTCTTGGTGGGATTTAAAAAATACTTATTCCGATACAAACATACAAACATCAAATTATACTTTGACTAGTGGTGTTACAAAAACATTTTATTATAATCAAGATTTAAAAAAAGATGATTTAATTGATGGTGACTTTTGTGAGTGGAATGATTATAACCAAATTGAAAGGGTTATTTCACCGTACTATCAAAAACTGAATTACAATCAAAACGTATTTCAAACTACTGAAACATATTCAACAAATAGTCCTGGATTTTATTACAAACCCCACACATCAATGAGGATTAGAGTTTTCTCTGATTATGTTGAGACTGCGGTTGCGGAACAAGTTGAAAATGTGCCTTTCTATTCTTTTTATTCTTCTGCCGACCAATCGTTTAGATGGAGAGACATATATACTTATGGGTTTAAGGATAACCTTGAAAGGGGTGTTGATTTCCCATTTATGAACAGCGCTCAATATCCATATCAAGAAGCCATCTTTAGATTAATACCTGAAGGAATAAACTATAACTCTTTAGGGGTTCAGTACCCAATTAAGCCATTGTTTGATGAGTGTGAATAAAGTTAAAATTAATTTAGACGGTTTTGTTGACCGACAACTTACAATCCCCATTCAGTTAACGTGGGACTATGTTGGGTTGGACCAAAGTATTGATGAATACGAAAGTAAAATCATTACTGAGGTTATTGGTGTTGGTAGAGATTTTGAGGTAACTCGATTTGCTCATGCACCTTTGACAGGTACAACAACTGAACCAACGGATATTAAATATGAGTTTAATTTTTATTCAGGAGGTTCTTTAAATGATGCTACAAATTGGAAGTCCAATTATCAGGTGGAAGGGTTTACAACTCAAGAGATTTTTTATTATACAAACAACTTTACCAATTCATTTTTTAAATTGGATTTGTATGACAATGTTGATGAAAAAAGACAGACCAATTATATAACAATTATTATACCGACACAACAAGGGTTAAAGATGGACGCAATCATGCAGACGACACCTGTTAGTATTAAAAAACCATATTTTGTTTTGGACTATGTTGGAGACAAAGAAGGTTTCTTTATCTATTGGTTAAAGAAAAGAACATTTTTGGATATCAAAACATTTTATATGACTGCCAAGTTCTATGATGCAAAAAATGGATACTTTACAAAGATGATGAATATGCCACAATCATCATTACCTGGTAACAAATATATCTTTGATGGTTCACAATATTTTTATTATCGTGTTGAATTAAATTATGAAAAACATGATTATCAAATATTCAACATGAATCCAAATCAAACAATATATCTTAATGATGCTCAAAGGGCGGGTACATTGGAACCCATAAAATGGTATGAATATGTTAACCCATAATGGAAGATTTTTATAATATTATAATATCACCTGAAACAATTAAGGGTGACTTGTTTATTGTTAATATGCAAGGTGAAAACGTTGGACCAACTTATACTGGTGAAACGACTGGTGTTTATTCGGGGATGACCCAAGTATTGACTGCGGGACCAAATGGAAGTTCAATATTATCAGGAATTACAATTCCAATTTTATTCAGACAAACTGCGGTTGACGTTGGTTACTTTAGTCCATTTGATGGAGCGGTATTACAGAAAGATGTGGTTGCCAATTTTATATTCTCATCAACAACTTCAAACCCATATGTTTATAATGTGTATAATACATCAAGTGAGTTTCAAAAATTTCTTGATTTATCATCTTATAAGGTTAGTTGGGGTGATGGGACGCCATCGCAAACCATTAGTTCATACACACCCAATTCAATCGTACACACTTATCCTGTTGCAATTGCTCAATATACAATTACATTGGAACAAACAAATCCGTGGGGAATTACAAGAGTTTCCAAAACAATCACGACACCATTTTCTGATGTGGTCATTAATAACCCAAATGGTGAAGCGTTTTTTATTCCTGTGGGTGGTAATTGGATTGAAACTCCAATCAGTTATAACTACATATTTTCAGGAGATGCCGTTAACGAAGTATCTGCTCAAACATCAAATAATTTTACAACGGTTCCATTTACGGTTTCAGGTTTAACAAAATCCAAACTTAATGAGTTGGCGATGTATGGACCATTAAAATTCCAAGTTGGAGTTCCCGTTATTAAGAACGGTCAAATATGGGGGGCGATAACTAATACTGCAACAACATTCACCGCCTATACAGTTAATTTGGTTGATTACTATGATTACATAGACGGGACAACAATATTTTTTGAACAATCTTCAGGATTTACAGAGAATAATTTAACACAAAGACCAATAACAAAAGAGGAAGTTTTAATCAAAGTTATTGACCAACCACAAATACAAACAAATGTTTTTGTTGAACGAGGAAAGAATTCAGCATACGAAAGAATCCAAAGATTAGGGGAGGTTGACAATTTAGGTGACATGATTAATTACGGATATGGATTTTTTAACGTTGAAAAAAAGAACTAAACTATTTATAAGATAAAATAAGATATGGCAATCGGTTCATACGGCACAATTAGACCTTCAGACGTTTCACCTGAAGACGTAGAGATTATATTAAATTATACTCCATCAAGGGATGTTACGAGTAATTTCGTCCTAACACAACTTGATGCACAAACAATTCTTAAACCTTATTTCAACAACACAGAAACAGGTGGAAACGCTGGTGTTGAGGTTTTGGGTGGATTATACAACTTAACATTACCTGCTGAGCAGTTCAACGCTCTTGGGATTTACACACTATACTTAAGACCCGCACAAATCAGAACAAGAATTACTGATTGTGGTGTGTTAAGTGCTTTGCCAAACGTAAAAGGAATTGTGATTGATATTTCAAATGTTCCAACACAATATCAAAATAAATTTGTTCCACAAGGATTGGTTGGATTTAGAGTTGAATATTTAAATCCTGATGGTTCAAAAATACCAAATTTCTTTAGAGTTATTACATCATCGTTCTTTTGTGAACCTGTGGTGACAAACCAAACAAATACAACACAAAAAGCAATTAGATATAGATATGTTGATGGAAATTCAAATTTAATATTCTTGACTTTATCACCATCATCATCCCCAACTAACAATCCAAACGCAACACCATTTATTGGTCAGCCAAATCAAAACATTATTATTTCAAATACATTTTTTAACCCAATTACTTTGGAAGTTGAAATGGTTGAATACGACGTATCATCTCTTGCAATTGCTCTTTATGGTAATCAAACCAAATCAATTGATGATGGTGTTTATACAATATATGACTCTGAAAATAACATATACAGACAATACAACTTGTATGAAATTAGAGACCAATTTAATGCATTGTTATATGAGGTTAGACAAAGTAGAGGTAATAATATTGATTTCAGTAAAAACTTTACAAACATAACTGGTTAATGGCAGTAAACACAACAAATACTAAATACTTTTATCCACCAAGACCAGGTAATGGCGGGGGGACTTTCTCTGACAACATTGTAGGATTACAAACTGTCGAGGGTGGAGGACTTACGCAAGGTAATTTTGAGTTTACAACAGGAGTAACAGAAAAAGTTAATCGTACATTCAATGTCGGAGCGTTCTCAGAACCAATGACTTTGGATATGATGAATATTGATAGTGTTGAAGAGAGTCGAAGAATACTTGCAACTCAATTTAGAGTTTATCCAAACTTTGATATTACTCAAGTTCTTAACTTTTCGATGTATGGTTCTCTATCTGAAAGATTTAGGGTTTCAATTACTCGTGTTATTAATTATTTCCCAGCGTCTTTAGATATTATATTTACTAATAGTGATTTCTCAACAGGTAATACTGCTTATGATATTGTTTATGATGTTCAAAATGATGAAACATATTTCAAGGTTAATGTTGATAGAATAAAAAATCCATTTGATATTGATTATTCTATTAGTGCGTCAACTAACTTAACATTGAGAGAGTTAGATGTTTCGCCATATAGAAATCTTAACAACACTTATTTAGATTATTGTGTTAGCATTGATGATAATATCTATAAGGTTTTGGCGTTTATTCCGTCTACCACATTAACATCAGGTGATATTACATTTTACGTTTCTGGTTCACCATTTGGAACAACGGCAACCACAATCCAACAAGAATATCAAATCAGACCAAATGATTATATTGTTGACAAAATATTTCAAGAAAGTTTTGATGAGGTTGAAAAATTCTTACTTAATAGATTAGTTAGACCTGAATATACTGCGGTATTTCAAGTACCACAACAAAATGAATTTGGTCAAACATATACGGATTATCAACAAGTGACTTGGCCAAAAGATGGTCCTTGGAACTTAGATATTAGTTCATTCTTATTTGACTCATACTTGGAACAAATCCAAGCAATTGCGGTTAATTTGGATTCGTTTAAGACCAATTTAATTTCAAGATTCTTAATTTCAGATTCTTTAAAAGAATTTGATACTTTGGGTAGAAAAGTTGAAAAGATATTCCAAATTTACGGTAGAAGTTTTGACCAAATAAAACAATTTATCGAAGGGTTGGCTTACATGAATTCTGTAAACTATAATCCATCAAATGATATACCTTCACAATTATTGGCTAATTTATCTCAAACATTAGGATGGTCATCTAATTTTTCACCAATTACAAATGAGGATTTCTTATCATCTGTTTTTGGTAATACATCGACACCAACTTATCCTGGTTATGCTCGAGCTTTAACGCCAACAGAATTAAACTATGCATATTATAGAAATTTAATTCTTAATGCCTCATACCTTTTTAAATCAAAAGGTACGAGAAGGTCTGTTGAATTTTTATTAAGATTGATTGGAGCACCTGATTCACTAATTGAATATAATGAACACATTTATTTGGCTGACCAAAAAATTAATCTTGACCAGTTCTATAATCAATGGGCTCAAATTTCAGGTGGTACTTACGTTCAAGAAACACCATCTTATGCTGTAGGTCAAACATATAGTATTTATGGACAAATTTATACTGCATTTACAGAAACCGCAACATATACTGATACTAATATAACATTAGCAGCATACCCTATAGATTTTGAAGGATATCCAAAAGCTCCTGTCAATACGGAAACATACTTCTTCCAAATTGGTGCTGGTTGGTATGAAACTACACCATCACATAGAAGTCCTGATAATGTTGTACTTACGGGAAATGTTTACACAGGACAAAACTTTAGTATCCAAACACAATTACAACCGTTTACTTACGGTCAGACTTATTTGAATAGATTTAGGGACTTCCCTTATATGACGGAAGGATTTAAACTTCAAAAAGTTGTTGATAATAATAAATCATGGTTAGCGGACGATGATAAAATTAGAGTTTCAACTCAAGGAGATTACAATGCATACTACTTTATCGATAATGAAAAATTAGTATTAAACGTAAAGAACGTTGACATATTCTTAAATCCGGCCCAAGGTCTTGTTTATGATGTTTGGGACCAATCAAGAAGATATGATTACCCAATTCCTGAATCAGGTTTAACCGTTGGTTATCCTGTACCAGGTGGTGTTGATTGGACATATGTTGACCCTAAGCCTAAGAAGAAAACATTCTTTGAATTCTCTCAAACTTTTTGGCAGAATATGATTAACACTCGAAACAGACAATACATCTCTGATGGTAAAACGGGTGGTTATCCTACATTACAATCTATTTGGTGGAAATACATCGAATCAGAACAAACTGTCGGGTTGCCCAACAACAAGTACACGTATCAAAAGTTAATCGATTACGTTAATGGTATAGGTCCTTATTGGACTAAGTTGGTGGAACAGATGGTTCCCGCAACAACCATTTGGAATGGCGGGGTTAGATTCGAAAACTCTGTACTACATAAACAAAAGTTTGTTTATAGAAGACAAAGAGGTTGTCAGTTTATACCAGTACCTGTTGACCCATGTTATATTATATCAAACATTTTTGATTACACATGTAATTCAGAGTATGTTGAATTTTATATTTATCCGTGGTTAAATGGTGATATTAATGTATCTGATTTTAATAGTATTCTTGCAAATAGAATTAATAATATGTTATCATCAAGTGGACTAACACTTAATGAATGTTATCAAAATTCAGTTCAGACAGAATGGTATGTTGATTTAAGAATTAATAACCAAATCATAATTCAAGATAGTTTTTATAATGGGTATGGTTATAATGATGTACCAACAGATTCGCAGTGGAGAAACGCTTTAATAGATTATCTACCAACTTTATATGGTTATGGCTACACATATTTCTTAAATGGTAATACATTAACAATAACTAATTTAGGATGTGTTTCCCAAAATTTACAAGAAACGGTAGTTTTAAACGTAGGAATAAATATTAATATAAATTGTACTAGATAATGTCAGTGTTTAATTATAACATAGCGGTTACGGGGGATTGTTCAAATACAAACTCAGGGTCAATTAGTTTGACTTTGACTGGTGGTACTCCACCATATACAGTACAATGGTTAAGTCCTGTATTATCACCTGATATTGTTACAACATCACCTGCGGTTAAAACGGGATTAAGCGCCACAACATATGCGGTTAGGGTTAATGATAGTACCCTACCAACAAATAGTGAATTTTACATTAATATACCAGTATCAAGTGGGGTATGTGCAAGTATTCTTGGAGTTATGGGAACAACATGTTCTGAAAATAACGGGGCAGTTACAGGAACATCGACATCTGATTATTCCTCAACAAGTTTTTATTTATATCATGGAGATGGGGTATTTTCTCAATCTGCAACTACAAGCCAATCTACCGTTGAATTTGGAAGCCTAACAGCGGGAACATATTATATAACTGTTCTTGACTTGGGTGGTTGTACAGGACAAAGTGCCAATTTTATCGTTGAAGATTCCGATACATTAGATTATGGACTATATGTGGTACCAAACTCATCTTGCGGAGGTAGTGCTATGGGTAAAATTATGATTACTGGTTTAACAGGTAGTCCACCATATACATATCTTTGGAACACAAGTGCCACAGGGTCAACTGTAACTGGATTAACTGCGGGAAATTACTCTGTTAGTGTCACAGATTTTTATGGATGTGTGACAACAAAGTCTGCAACAATTGTTGATGTACCGCCAATAGGGTTGGGAATATTTACAGCAACGGAACCAACTTGTTTTTCCGCCGATGGAGTTTTAACCATTCAAATTACGGGAGGAACCGCACCTTATTACTATTCTGCATCCACAGGTCAAGTGGTGGTCCAATATCCGACATCATGGTCAATATCTGGATTATCACCAGGAAATTATTCTTTCCAAGTTACCGATGCAGCTTTATGTACAATCACGGTAGGTACAACTCTAACATCACCAAATGGTATAACGTCTGTTAGTATTTCAACACAAGGTTCAACATGTTCAAGTAATGGTGGTTCAATAACTGTTTCGGTTATTGGAGGTACATCGCCTTATATCTATACTTTAATTTATCCTAATGGGAATACATTAAATGTTAGTAATAATCAAACCACTCAATTATTTTCAAATTTAGCTTCGGGAACATATTCAGTTTCGGTTCAAGATGAATCGGGATGTTTTTATATGGATGAGGTTACATTATATGCTACTAATACCTTTACAATTTCCACTGAAACTACAGGAACAACTTGCAATCGTGATAATGGTTATATCACAGTTAACAAGAGTGATGGGGGAGAATCTCCATTTGACTATTCATTAGATGGTTTAGTTAATATAAATGATACTACATTATCTGCAATTACATTTGATAATGTTTCATCGGGACAACATACAATTACCGTTACAGATAGTACGGGTTGTACCCAAACTACTCAAGTATATGTTGGGGAAAGTTCACCGTTAGATTATAGTTTATATAGCACTTCCTGTGGTACAGGTTCTGATGGGATGTTAACTGCATTTATCTCATCTGGTACTCCACCTTTCGTATTTACTTGGTCTGATAATATACCTAATAACCCACAAGAAATTACTGTCACAGGTTTAACAGGTGGAACATACAATTTAACAATAGTTGATGATAATGGATGTTCATTATCAAGAACTACCAGTATTACTTGTGATGCGGCATATGTTTCTTATCAAACTTATGTAATGGGGTCTCAAGTGTTTAACATTCAATCACAAACTAAGTTTGGATTGTTACAAATGTTGAATGTTGGATTTGATGATTTAACTTCGGGAAATACAAGTTGTAGTTTAATATCTGCAACTTTTACAGTTAAAGTTTCCGTAAATCCTTTAGGTATAACAACAAGTGATACGTTCTTTACAACAACATCTTTAAATGTTGCACCAAGTGATAATGATTATTATGATACAGTTGTTAGTTTATTAAATACAATACCTGGTATTGGTGTAATAACGGTAGATTCTGCCAATAATCAAATAATAATTCAAACAAGTCCAACTAACAATAGTTTAAATGGTCAGGAAATTATTATTGAATTGATAATCGTTTATGATACAATTTGTTTAACATGATACAGGTAAGAATAACGGAAATATCGGGAGGTACATACCCAATTGATGTCTATATATCAGATGTATATGGGAACTATCAAACTTTACTTGGTACTATAAATACAGGACCCGTTCCACCTACAGTTGAATATAATAACACAATACCTTCAATATTTAATACTGCTCCTGAGATAATGTTAACCTTAACGGATAACAATGGATGTAGTATTTTTAAATTATTACAATGTACTTTTGGTTGTACTTTCCAAATTACTATTGAATTGGCTTCTTGTGTCGTCAATATTGATATTCAAGAAGCAAATTGTAATTTTTCTATTGTATATTCAGACCCTTCTTGTGTAATATAAGATATTTTTATTTTTATAATAATCTGTTTTATTTTTTTTTTATTCAAATAAGATAGTCGTGGTATTTATTAAGTAAAACAACGAATGTCGACTTACTCTATATTAGTAACAAATAATGCACCTGGATGTGGAACTGAAATTGAACAACAATTAACAGTAACAGGTTGTACCACATATATTGTTAGATTAGCATCTAATTCAAACGCCTTAGGACCATTTAATGTTTATGTTGACAATGTAATTTATTATTCCGCACAAACAAGAACAGACATGTTTAATGGGGTTGTTGTAACCCTTGAGTGTGTAACGCCAACACCTACACCAACACCATCAGTAACTTCAATTGCCACAACCCCAACGACTACACCAACAAATACACAAACACCAACTAATACTGAGACGCCAACTCAAACCCAAACACCAACCAATACTGAAACACCAACTCAAACTCAAACACCGACAAATACTGCTACTCAGACTCAAACACCGACAGTAACTCCAACAAATACACAAACACCAACTAATACTGAGACGCCAACTCAAACCCAAACACCAACCAATACTGAAACACCAACTCAAACTCAAACATCTACTCAAACCCAAACTCCAACTCAAACCCAAACTCCAACGGTAACTACAACTGCAACACTTACACCTTCTCCGACAGCATCTGTTGGGTTAACTCCTACTGCGACTGAAACTCAAACTCCTACACCAACTGAAACACCAACAAATACACCTACTAATACTGAGACTCCAACATTAACCCCTACTCCAAGTGTCACACCCGCTGGTGTTATAATTAATCTTGAAGCATTCTATTCGTCTGGTTCAATTTATGCAGGTTATGGTGCCACTGCGTCAACATTGTCTGATGTTGCACTTAACATATCATTTATTGACGAAATAGAAACAACGGGAATCCCAATTTTTAATTCGGTAAATATTGTAATTCCGTTTGGGGAAACAACAGGATTTACACAAACCGTATTAAACGATGTTTATACCGACGCAACTCAAATATCTATTTTTAATAACCTTATAGTTAGTGCGCCTGGTTCAATTTATACTTATGCATTTATTACAGGATATACGTATAACGCAACACCTACGCCTACACCAACACAAACTCAAACGCCAACTAATACTGAAACTCCAACAAACACACCTACAAATACTGAAACACCGACACAAACTCAAACACCTACAAATACTGAAACACCGACACAAACTCAAACACCTACTAATACTGAGACTCCAACACAAACTCCTACAGAAACACCAACACAAACTCAAACACCGACTAATACTGAAACACCAACATCAACTCAGACACCGACTAATACAGAAACTCAAACACCAACACCAAGTACAACTGCAACTGCAGGTTCAACACCTACTGCAACTGAAACTCAAACACCTACCCCAACTGAAACACCAACTCAGACACCAACAAATACTGAAACTCCAACTCAGACACCAACAAATACTGAAACTCCAACTCCAACACAAACTCAGACACCAACAAATACTGAAACTCCAACTCAGACACCAACAAATACCGAGACTCCAACACAAACTCAAACACCTACTAATACTGAGACGCCAACTCAAACTCAAACTCCAACTAATACTGAAACACCAACAAATACACCAACAAATACCGAGACGCCAACTCAAACTCAGACACCTACAAATACAGAAACACCTACTCAAACTCAGACACCAACAAATACTGAGACTCCAACAAATACTCCAACAAATACCGAGACGCCAACTCAAACTCAAACACCAACTAACACAGAAACACCAACTCAAACTCAAACACCAACTAATACTGAGACTCCAACTAATACACCTACAAATACTGAAACGCCAACCCAAACTCAGACACCAACTAACACTGAAACGCCAACCCAAACTCAGACACCAACAAATACTGAGACTCCAACGAATACACCAACACCAACGGTAACTCAGACACCAACTAACACAGAAACACCAACTCAAACACCTACACCAACACCAACTAATCTACCATTCTCGGCTTACATTTTCCCTGAACCAAGTGATGTTAGTTCAACTAATAATCTTGGTCAATATATGTCAGATAATGGTGCCGTTTCATTCTATGGTTATTGGCTTAATGGTCAGGTTGCTCCGGCCGCAGGACCAAATTATTCTCCTGATTTGGACGTTTATGCTCATTTCTCAGGTTGGTCAACTACTGTTGATGGGTTCCTAACGCCTGTTACAACTTTGGCAGGACCAATAAGACAAGTTTCTGGTTCGGGTAATGATTCTTATGGTTGTGGACAAAATCAATATACGTTTGGTACTATCGCGGTAGCACCTGGACAAGTAGACCCTAGTATTCAATACTTCTATTCAATTTGGGTACCATTGGCGGGTGTTGGAGGTACAATGACAAATATGACGGTAGATATTGGTACTGGTAGTGCATGTGCAACTAATGTTATCAATGATGGTACGCCTGACCCAGGTTTATCAACACAAAACGTTATCGTAACTTCAGGAGCAGCCATTCCTGCAGGGACTTATAGAGTATTATGGTTAGGTTCGTATGCTGAACAACCAGTGGCACCTCCATTGTCTGTTACAATCTACTTTAAGGGGGACACTAAAACATAATATAAAAACATATTTTTAATATAAACAAAACAACATGTCATTTCCATATAAAAATCCTATAACCGCAAGTCAACTTTCAGGTTCTGAATCCGTAACAAGGACAGCAACATTTGGTACTAATTTTTCTGTACTCCAAACAGGTGGATATATGGAGGTATATTCACTTTCGGATTTAAATTGGTCGACATACGGTGTAACATCAGGAGCAATTCAAAATTCTGGTAATACAATACCAATTCAATTCACGAAAGGAACGGGAAGTGCATTTTCACGTGATGTATTAACGTTAAATTCTGATAATATATCTTCAGGTAGAAGGAGATTAGGTATGCAAGTATTTGTTCAGGAAACTGAAACTGTATATCAATATACAATACCAAATTATGATACACTATGGAATGCGTTGACAGGATTAACAGGTAACTCTGGAATTACTGTTACTGACTATGCAACATCGGTTAATGACCGTTCACAAGCGGGTAGAGATTTTATTAACGCTTGGACTGGTTCGACAATTGAAGGTCAAAGTGGGACAACAGTAGGAGATGCTCGTTGGAGGATATTTTATGGTAGTGACGTTCAAATTACGGGTGGTACATATTTTTCAGGTACATCAGATTTAGATTTATATAATAATACTGGCGGTACAATAACAATTACAGGTTTAACTGCTCCAATTACAGGTGGAACTTATAATAGTGGTAGCCAAACTTTAACTCTTACCAATTCACTTGGTGAGGATATTCAGGTAACTGGATTTACAAGCGGTGGAGGTGGAAGCCCTCTTACAATTTATGATGCCACGTCAGGTGTAACGGCAACAAACGTTACAGGTATGACTTTTTCAGGTGCTTCTGTTATAGATAACGGAAGTGGTAATGTAATAATTAATTTTACAGGTGGAACAGGAACATCGGGTACTAGTGGTACTTCAGGAACTTCAGGAGAATCAGGAACTAGCGGTACATCAGGTTCAAGTGGTTTAAGTGGAGTTGATGGTTCAAGTGGTTCTTCAGGAACTAGCGGTACATCAGGTTCAAGCGGTTCAAGTGGCTCTTCAGGAGAATCAGGAACTAGCGGTACATCAGGTTCAAGTGGTTCAAGTGGTTCTTCAGGAGAATCGGGAACTAGCGGTACATCAGGTTCAAGTGGTACTTCAGGAGAATCGGGAACTAGCGGAACATCAGGTTCAAGCGGTTTAAGTGGAGTTGATGGTTCAAGTGGTTCTTCAGGAACTTCAGGAGAATCAGGAACTAGCGGAACATCAGGTTCAAGCGGTACTTCAGGTTCTTCAGGAACTTCAGGAGAATCAGGAACTAGCGGAACATCAGGTTCAAGCGGTACTTCAGGTTCTTCAGGAACTTCAGGAGAATCAGGAACTAGCGGAACATCAGGTTCAAGCGGTACTTCAGGAGAATCAGGAACTAGCGGAACATCAGGTTCAAGTGGTACTTCAGGAGAATCAGGAACTAGCGGAACAGATGGTTCAAGTGGAACTTCAGGTTCATCAGGAACTAGCGGAACAGATGGTTCATCAGGAACTAGCGGAACAGATGGTACTTCAGGTTCATCAGGAACTAGCGGAACAG